GTTAGCTTCCGTTCAAACTCTTCAAGTATTTGATTGTCAACTTTGGCACTATCACCAATAAACTGGCGTTTAGGTATTGTTACATTCCGGTTACGTCCGGCGGTGGTAGTACCTTCGTTGTTGGCTTTGGAATATTTCTTATCGGACACAATGGTAGTTTCACCATCAGCAGTCTTTTGATATTCGATACTCATACCCAAATCGCCAGTTTCACCTGTAAGTATAGGGCGTGAAGCTTTAGCCCCGGTTGTTTTTGGATTTAATCGGCGTTTAACCTCTTCCCATGGTTCAAATGCTGTATCTGTAAACCCTTCATCCTGAAAGTTCTCAGTAAACACATCACGCGCAATTTTACCCATTATCACCGGTGCATCATCGTCGATAAATCGTTTAGCCTCATCGCTCATATTCAGTAAGTGTTCGGCAAAATAGTCACCATCCATAAATATTTTGTATTGAAATGAATAAATATTGAAAATATGTATTACTTTTGTGGTGTCCTTTCTGCGTGAGAGGGCGAACCGTCGGCAGTATATTCCTTGTGGATATGCTGCCAATGTCATTTTAGATCATCTTTAGGCTCAAAAACGATTTTATTTTTTTGTCCCTTAACTGGTTTTGTGTGATTATTTTCTCCTGAGAATATCTCTTTTGGAATTTCTTGAAAGGCTTCACACATTGCAAAACCAAAGTTGTAGTAATGTTTGCAAAACTGACACCTGTAAATTATTTTTTGTTCCATTTTTTAAATATATCTAAAAGTTCATCCGGGATATCTTTTTCTCCAAACATTCTGAATTTAGCATAATATTCAGCAAAACATTCAGCTCTATCCGAACCGTAAACACTTGGTGAAGCTACATCCTTGAATTTCGGAAACTCCAATGCATCGTCTATATAGTGAGCGAATTCATGGTGTACAGTGCATTTTATTTGGTCTTTTACATCTTTCAATAGTGCATTAATTGTGTTTGGTATTGGACTTTCTCCGTTTTCTATGGCACGTTCAATTTTTTTTGTAGCTAATTTATAATCTAATATTCTTGAACGTTCTGCACTGATTTGTTTTTTTATCATTTTTATAAATGACTTATTAGAATCAGGTTTTATCTTTTCTTCAAACATTTTTATTGTTCTGTCGCTTGCAATTATTTTGTCTTTTATTCTAATTAATTGCTCGTCAAATGATAACGGTGGTTTATAGAAATTTATTTTGAAAGCATCTGCATTAAAAGCAATTTCACTTTGTCTATAAACTTCTTTTGAAATAAAATGACCTCCTTTTATTCCTGTTCCATAACTTCTCATTGTTTCAATAGATAATCTATCAATATTTATTTTGCCACTAATGCTATGTTCTTTATGCAGAGCTTCAAGAACTGAATTCACATGGTCGATAGGTACATCTTTGAACTTGACTTCTTTAAATCCAAAAGATTTAGCTATTTTTTCCGCTTCATCTATGTTTTTAGCCTCTGTAAATACTTCTACATTTGTGCGAGTAAATATAGATGTTTTTCCATTATTGTTGATAATTATAGTTTCTAATCGTTTAATATCAGGTCGTCCCCATTGACGTTTTATAAAACTTTCGACAGAATGCTCAGGCATACCATCTGTCAATTCAAGATAAGCCACTTCAGATTTTTGAGCAGCTTGTAATATACGTTTACTTGCCATTTTATTCGATGAACTTTTGAACTCTACGAGCTTTCCATCAATTATAGCATCGGGGCAATCGTTTTTTTGAATGCTTTGAAAGGCTTTTCCATAATATCGCTCACGAAGTTCTATTTCTTTTGAATATATTCGTGGCAATAGTTTTATGTCTTTTCCGTATCCTGCCTCTGTTATGTTTTTTATGGCTTTTTCATTTATAGCAAGTTCTTTCTCGTTAAGACAATTGTAATGCACTTTATACTCAATTCCGCTTTTAGTGGTTTTCTTAATATACACCACATCGTCCGGATTATACAACACGCCCACATCCGGTATGTGCTTATTTACCCGACTAAAATAAGGATGCTTGTTTGAAAATATTTCGTTGGTGTAATACGGATTACCTTCGAGACCAGGAGCCACAGGAACGGGCGTTATATCGCCATTATCGGTAACAGCTTTGTCGGTGTTTTTCCAATCACATTTACAGTTCCAAATGCAACCAGGCGTGTTGTTTTTCAAAAAAGGGTCATCCATTGCCCATATACGACCAACGTATGTAAGGTGGAGTTCGCGCGGTGAAGCTGAACGGGTTCTCAACCACTCAATATTTGGGAAAAGTCGTTTTTCTTTGGTGAATTGCGCCCATTGCTTTGCTACACGGCAGCGATGCGAAGTTGTATTGTATTCGGCAGCTTGAGCGCGGTTGGCTCTACCTATTACAACCTTTGCTGCTTTCTGATACTCTTCCTTGCTGCGTGCAACACCATTTATATCGGCTTTGCAGCGTTCTAATTGCTGAATGGTATAATTAGCCTTGGCAGCTGCTAAACGGCTCACGTTGTTCTTAAATAGCTTCGCAGACTCTTCGTTATCTGAGGTAACTGCACGATGCAAATCGTCGTTGTAGGTGTCGAATATCGGGCGCATAAGTTCAGAGCCTTTGCCCTGCCATATTTGCTCTACAGCAGCGTTTAAATCTACCTGACGGTTTGCCAATTGTAAACTTGGATATTCTGAAATAGCCAATTGTCGAAGTGATAAATCGTTGTTGAAGTAAAGGGCATCGGTGTTGAGTTCGACCTCTCCCCCCGCCCTCTCCCAAGGAGAGGGAGCTTTAAGAGCGGGGGTTAATCGAAAAAACTGAGCGACTGGTTTTGAGTGCTTCGCTCACTTCGTGGATTTTTTTCGTCAAGTTCCACGTCATAAGTTGTTTCAATATATTCTTTTGTTAGATTATATCCGTTTTGCATTAACACACCATCCACCGCAATTTTATCTTTTGGCTTAACTGTTGTTTTTTCAACCAGTTCGAAATAATATCCATCCGGTATGTCGTAGCCTAAATTACGCAAAACAGGTATGAAATCATCAGAAAGCCAATCCTGAACGTCCATGATGTCTGAGTCGGTTATTTCCTGATAAATTTTAAGGTGCACTTCGGCTTGTGACTGACTGCTACCATCGTCCATGGTCATTGTTTGCCCTACAACGCCTTTTGAAATCTCTTTATTAATACGTTCAATTTTTTATCGAAAACATTGAATGAGTCTGTTTTAGAGTTTTCTTTAATCTCAACATCGGTTTGTTTGTCGAAAATAGCATAGGACTTTTTACCCATTGTAGAGAGCCATTTTTGCAGGTCGTCTTTGTGCTTTTCGGTATTGATCATTGTTCTGGCTATACGAATCGGCACGCCGAATATTTGCTCAAAGTCATCCCACGAAGCCCATGAATGGCGTTTAAAAATTGTCATTGGCGCAATGCGTTCAAGGAATCCAACAGCGTTGGAATCAAGCTGAATGTAAATAAGAAAATTTGAAAAGTCAGTGTAACGAATAGCAATACCTGAAGGATTATAAGCATCTTTCAAAAGCAAGCCTTTTTCAGGAATAATATTCTCGCGACTAATATCTATAATCTTTTTGATATTACCGCTTTCAAAATCGGAAATAAACAACATGCTGTAGCCATAAGCTTTTGACTCCATAGCTTTACGAATAATGTGTCGCATCCAACGCTTTTGAAACGGCTTGGTACGCTCAACATCCTGTTTGCCTTCGGGGTCTTTCAAAACTATTTCCTTGTTTACGACACGCAAAATTCTATTTTCTACAGCTCCCTGAAGGTGATTGTCCAACATTGAATCTTTATACAATTGCTGTATCGGATATGTTACCGGATTAAAAGGGTCGTAGCGAATAGTACGCGAATTCTGCCAGTCGGTTATTTCCTTCCGGTATAGCGATTCGTACAGGTGAAAATAATCAATTTCAAGTTTATCAGATTCGCGTGTGTCGGTCAAAGGCGGTTGTTTTGCATACCTGCCTGTATTGTTATCTTTAGCAGCTGCCAACTGAAGCTGATTTTTTATTTGTTTTGTTTTGGCGTTCATAATTAGAAATTTGATTGATATTGTACATCTCCACCAAACCGGAAGTCGCCAGCTGTTCCTTCGCTTTCTTCGGGTTCTTCCACTTTAGGCGGTAGCGTTCTGTCTCCCAATTCGCCGGTGTACGATTTTTCGAGCCAGTCAATTGCTTCGGAATATCTTCGCCCGGCTACGGCATTTGTTTCGCGCGTGTGGCGTTCGTAAATCTCGTAGATTACTATGTCCTTCAGGCGTTTTACGATTGATTTTTTGCGTGTATCGCCCGTAGCGTTGAAAATGGTATCAATGTCGTAGAACCGGCTTAAATAGCCTTTCATTTTATCAATGCTTTCATCGATAATCTCCGTTACGATCTCATCGTTTACATCGGTTAGCAGGTCTATTAAATTCAAATCGCCAACCGTGTTTAATTCATCTTTTGTCAGAAATGCCATACTAATAACCTCCTCTTTCATCTTCGCCTGTTACGGGCGCGTTACTACTACTATTATCGTCCTGACCATCTTTGTTCAGGTATTCTTGTGCCTTTAAAATTGCATCGGTAAGCGCATCCGGAAAATCGACCGGATATTTACCGCCTTTCTCAAAATTCAACATTTGCGCTTTTGCCTCTTCCCAGTCCGGGTTCTCTTCGAGCTCTTCGCTAAAGTCGAGTAATCCTGTAAAAAGTACGCTTACCAATGTGGTATCAATCTTTGTGTACTTATCAGTTACGCTCTTTTGCGATATGGGGATACTTATTGATTTGTGCTTAATGGCAGCACGTATAAGTATTGGGTAATAAATAGCTTCCTGTGATACGCTACCGTCAAAATAATAGATTGTAGAACCATTTATTTGTACAATCTTTTTGGCCTGTGTATAGTGATATTCCAAAGCGGTTTCAATGTCGGCTGTTTGCCGGCAAAATATGTCTATTACTGTCATGTGTAGATCACGAACCCCGATGGTAGCCATCGCTTTATAACATGCCTGGTCAGAATAAGCAAAGTCCCAGTTGCCAACAATCACGATGTATTCGTCGAATGGTTTTGGTTTAACCATTCGTATCCATTGCTTTTTAATACGTTTACCGGCATTAATGGGTGTATTGTAGAATTCGCCCGAAAGTGTTTCTTTGTCGTGCTCATACTGATCTACTTTACGAATACAATCCGGTTTGCTGTAACGTTCTTTCCACGAAGGCTCCCAGTCATCCGTTTGCTTTATCTGGTCGTAGTACTTAGTGGTTAGATTGACAATGTACAGGCTTGCATATTTTTCTTTACGGATAACATTTTGTTTGGTATCAATCTTTTTCAAATCGAACCCTTTACGCTTAGCAAGCTCATAAACAAGTCCTTTTTCGGTAAAGTAGTTGTTGTTGATAATGGCGCGTTCAGAGTTGATAGAGAAAGCTCCCTGAATATCACCGGTTACTTTGTCGGCATATTCTTTTACCAGTGATTTGTTGAACGACTTCTTTTTGTCTTCGAGATCGTCGAGCGATACATATTCGAGTCTTACACCGTTTTGGCGAAGTCCGCGAAATGGCTGGTCGATACCTAAAGCCATAAATGTACAACGGTCGGTTGTTTCAAATTGACCATCAGCCCAATTGCCATAGCTTTTTTGCAATCCAAAATCTTTAATAATACGCTCGTTGTTTTCAAACTGAACTTGTAAGTCCTGAAGCAACATGGCAGCGCGCACTTCATTAGCTCCAACAACGAGTTGAAACATGGCTTTATGCGTTTGTTTTAGCCCGAATGCGTAACCCATATTGGCATGAGTTGACTTTGCGCCTCCACGAAAAATAAGATTAAAAAGCGTAATAAAGTCTTGATTATACAAATCCCGGTAAATGGCATTGTGGTACCAGGCGCAATCGCTATCAGCCATAGGGATGGTAGTTCCTTTACCAAAATAGTAATTGAACATCTCTCCATAGTTTTCAGGACGGAAAAGATACTCAATACGATCTTCCTGTTGCTGTGTGGTCTCTTTGATAATGGACTCAACAGTAGCTCTGCTGATAAAATCTGACTGAGCAATAAAGCGTTCTAAAAGTTCCTGATACTCTTTCGTTGTCATTTTTTTGTATAATAAAAAGCGATTTTCTTCAAATCTTCAACTGTAAATTCTTTAGGGAGTTTTTTATGCTGTTTTTGATAGGTAAACCAATCCTTTGAAACACTGATTATTTTTCCTTCATATTTGATTATGAATATCTGAATACCCATTTTGGAGCTGACAAAGTCTGCTTCTTTTTTCAGTTTATGTACTTTGTAGCCAACATAGGTTTGAACTATTAACCTCCATGCTTTGATAAACCATTTTTTAATCATTTCCTAAAACTTCTTTTGTGAGGCGAATTAATACTCTTTCCATGCGCGAGCGTACCTCTCTGAGTTCGCTTAGGATAGCTGTTTTTTCCTTAGGTGTGTCAGCGGTTTGAATCTCTTTCATATACTCTTCGCTGAGCATTTCAAAAGCTTCGTACATGTACGAAAGCACTTGCTTTTTGCTGCTGAATTTTTCAAACGCAGTTGCATACTTCGCAGCCTGGTCGGGTGTTACTTTGGGTTTTTTCCCATCCAGCAAGTCGGCATAACTTTCGAGAATAGAGTTTCGAATTTCGGATAGTGCAATGATTTGCGAGCGTTTCGAACGTTCAAAATCATACTCACGAATCCAGTCCTCTACGGTTCGTTTTTTAACATCGCCCATAATATCGGCAATGGTCTGAGCATCGAAACCCTTACAATACATCTGCCGGGCTTGTTCAATTTTTTGTAATCGTTCGGCTTGTGAAATTTTAGGCATTTACATGATGTTTAATGGTTTGTGTTATACATTATATACAAAAAGAGATACAAAGGTTTTATTTTTTTTCAGGCTTTTAAAATGCTTGTTTTGTAGTGGATTGATTGTACGACAGTAGTTGTTGAATAATCGGACAACTACAAATCGACTATTTTTTTTTTATGTTTTTTTCGGTTTTACTTTGTCGAAAATTATTTCGAATAAAAATGGCAAAACAGGATAGAAAATTACCGGATGGAGCTTTAACTATTCCATTTACGATATGTGATGAAACGGTTAACCGATATGGTTGGCGGTTGCTTGTAGGAGGTGGTAATCTGGATGGTTTTAATCAGAATCCTGTTTGCTGTGTGCAGCACAATACGTGGATGATTCCGGTAGGTAAATGGTCAGATTTGAAACTTGAAGGCGGAAAGTTTACCGGAACTGTTGAATTTGACCGAAATGATGAGGATGCTGTAAAACTTTATTGGAAGTACAAAGATGGGTATATGAGTGCTGTAAGCCTAAATATATTGCCTATTGAGGAAAGTGATGATCCAAAATATCTGATAACTGGTCAGACTCGCAGTACAGTGACAAAATGGGATTTGCTTGAAATATCTCTTGTTACCGTTCCCGGTCAAAAAAACGCCGTAAAATTATCTACGCCTGAAGGCGGTGAATATAAACTCAATTTAATTACAAATAGCACAATGGCTAAAGAAGAAAAAACAGTTGAGCAAATGCAGGCAGAGCTTGCGGCCTCAAAACAATTAGCTGCCGACAATCTTGTGTTGTTGCACAAAGAACGCGGTGTAGTTCAGGATGGTGAAATTGCATCGCTGAAAAAACTGGCATTACAGGATTACGAAACAACAAGCGCAATGCTTAGCGCGCGAACTAAACCAGAAGCTCCGGCAGGTGGTGGAACTGAAACAGCGGAAGCAAAAGCTGATGCGTTGGTAGCTTTACATTTTAATCGTGGTGCTATTACTGAACCACAGAAAGCAATTTACCGAGCCGGTGCAATTCAGGATTATGAAGGTACTAAGAAACAATTGGAACTTTTGAAAGGCGCTGATGGACTCCAGACTTTTGTAGCTGGTATTGGTGCTGATAAAGGATTACAGGGTGATGGCGAACGTGCCAAATGGACTTATCTGGACTATTACAAAAAAGATCAGGAGGCATTGAGACTTATGCAGAAAAATGACCCTGAAAAATATAAGGCTTTAGAGGATGCATTTGTTGCGGAAAGTAAAAAGTTGGGTATTGCTACAACTGTTGAGCATTAAGTTGAATACGAAGCCTGCGAAGTGCGTTGCGAAGTGAATTAAAAGTATAAATATAATTATTTTTTAAAGGTATGAAAAGAATTGTTGTTTTTGGATGCTTGCTTATCGTTGGATTAGTGTGCGCTATTGTTGCCTTTGGTGGTGGTAGTTTAGTTGGCGTTGGAATGTTGATGGCCGCTCCTCCTGTTGTGTTGGATACACAGCAAATAGTGTTTATGCGATCCCTGCAAGAAGAATATGTAAATATTGATACATGGCTTAAAGAAGCTCAAGATTTAAGTTCTTTCGTGGTTGATGGTCAAACGTTGAGATTCCCTGAAGCTGGAGCTGCTCCTGTTGTATATAAAAACCGTACAACTGATGTTGACAGCGTAGAGCCTTCGGAAACGACTTACGATGTATCGTTGGATTATTACGATTCTCAAAATTATAAGATGCGTAATATTAACATGCATGCGTTAACGTTCGATAAAATTCAGTATTACACAAAGAAATCGGCTGAGGCTATTGTCCTAAAAGAAATCAATGATGCTGCTTATGCATTTGCGCCTGCAACTGCCGGTAATAAACGTATAATCATTCCAACTACCGGGCCTGTACGCGCCGGATTAAAAACAATGCAGCTGGAAGATGTGCTTAACCTTGCAAGAATTTTGGATAAAAATGGTTTTCCAGGTGGACGTAATTTGGTATTACCTTCAGACCTTTGGTGGGATTTGGTAGAAAATAATACAATCCTTAAGGCACAGTTGGGTATGCAGGCTAATAATGGAGTAATTAATCCTTCTGTTGTGGAGTATTACAACTTCAAAATTCATAAAGCATCGGATAATAGTCTTGTGGCTTACGATATTGCCAATAGTGCTAAAGCTGCACAGGGCGCGCTTATTACTGGCGATGTAGTACCGGCAGGATTTGTATTCTGTAAAGAAGAAGTGTTTTATGCCGGTGGTGCTTTTGAAATGTTCTTAGTGAACAAATCACAGAACCCTACAGGTCGTGCAACTGAGTTTGGATTTGCTCATCGAAGTAAGTCTGATTTTACCAAGGATGCACAGCGTTATTCCGCTATGATCTATCAGGCAAAGTCAGTATAAAAAATAGTTGGTTTTTTTCATAGGTGTCTTTCATTGTCTCCCGAATCCGGGAGGCGATGATTGGTTTAAACTCAAAGAATGAAACGAAGCGACATATACAAGGCAATACGCAATAAAGCATCTGAACTTACTTACTTGAAATCGAAAGATTTACAGAAAGGGCAGTTTCAGATTCAGAAGGATAATTATCCAATGCCGTTACCAGCTTTGTTGGTTGAGTTTTCCGACTTCAGGTTTAAAAGCAGCCTTGAACACACGCAAATTGGTGAAGGTATTATTAGTTTGTTTTTGTATTTGAATTTAGTTACAGACAGCTTCAAAGGGGCGGAACGTGAAGATGAAACAATAGAGATTCTCGACCGCTTTGATGATTTGTTCCAAACCTTTGAAGGTCTATCAATACCGGGTCTTAGTCCCTTAGTTCGTGTAGCTGAATTTAAACCGCAATATGGCAATCGTTATACTATGTTCCGGGTCGATTTTTCAACTTCAATTACAGATGCAAAAACAATAGTAAAACAAACAGCTGAAAAGCCTCAAGCTGATATTGCACCAACTTTTAAATTTAGATAAAATGGCTGATTATAGACATGCAATAAATATAGTACTTCAGACAGAAGGCGGTTATACAAACGATGCTAATGATGCCGGAGGTGAAACTTACATGGGTATTTCTCGTAAGTTTTGGCCGAATTGGTCTGGATGGGTTATAGTTGACATTTGCAAAAAAGATTCAAAGAATTTTCCTAAAACTTAAAATCAAATACGACTTTGACTGATTTGGTTATTGGATTATATAAAAATAACTTTTGGAATAACATTGGTGGTGATGGCATAAGTGATCAAACTATTGCCAATCTATTGATTGATTCGGCGGTTAATGAAGGAATTAAGCCTGCTATAAAAAGGGCTCAATCAATAGTTGGATTGAATCAGACGGGTATCATAACCCCTGAACTGGTATCTAAGTTAAATTCAATGATATGAAAAAATTAGTGTTTTTATTGCTTCTTATTCCGGGGTTATGTATTTCACAGGTAGCTACTAAATCGGATATTGTTTCCACTTTAAATGCTAAGATTGTGTTGTTGAACGATTCTATTGTAAAATTGAATCAACGTCAGGTAATGACAAAACAGCAATTCATGCAGATTTACAAGTATGAAAGGCTGCTGAGATATTATAAGATTTGTAAACGAAAACCAACACAGTGGAAATACTACAAAGGTTGGAGCAAAAGAGTTTTTGAACAATGAACTGGATGGAGATTTTAGGGTTCATATTTAGCGTACTACTTGGCGGTGGATGGATTATTAATGTAATGACATTGAAAAGTCAACAACGAAAAGTAGCTGCTGAAGCAAAAGGAGCTGATGCAAGTGCCGAAAGCACTGAAATAGACAATGTGGAAAAGGTTGCAGGTCTATGGCGTAGTTTTGCTGAAAACATGGAGTTAAAATATAAACAACAAGAAGAAAACAATGCTCAGTTACTAAAAAACTATAATGATGTTTTATCAGAAGTAAAATCACTTCGTGCTGAAGTAAGAAAGCAAAATACAACCATAAGTAAGATTTTAAAAATATTAGACAGTATTGATCATGAAAACCTCGAAGAAAAAATACAGGAAGCCAAACAGGCAGCCAGTTAAAATTTTGTTATTCCCGTTCTTGGTTCTATTTTTAATCTTGAGTTTAGTTGGCTGTAGAACTACTAAACAGCTTGATAAAACGAAGATGAAAACTACAACGGAAGCAAATTTAAGTACCGAAAATTCCGAAAAATCGAAACTTGACATTAAACAGGCAGATGATTATTCGGGTAGTAACAAAACAATTACTTCTGACAAAAGCACTACTGAAGAAATCATTGAAGAAAATACTACTAAAATGAAATTTTCGGCTCCTGACAGTACGGGAAAGCAATATCCGACTGAAAAGGAATGCATAAACCGTAAAACCAAAAGGAGCGACAAGAAGGATCTGCAAACAAGTTCAGAATCGAATGAAACTAACGCAAAAAAAGTAACCGATAATTCGGAAACTGAAAAAGTGGATAAAGCGAAGGATAAAGGACAAACAAAACAAAATCAACAGCAAACAACTGATAAAAAAACAAAGGTAGAAACGCCTGGTTGGATTACCATTGTGGCTCTTATTTCTGTTGTCGCTATCATGTTTTTTGTGTATTTGATATTGAAACGTTATAAATTAATTAAGTAATGGCAAATAATAAAACACGGCAGCTACTGCCGAACAACAAGAAAAAGCGGAAGCTACTGCAACACCCGAAACAACCAAAGAGGTTAATGATGTGAAAGCTCCCGAAACTACTGCTGAAGCCACCGAATCGGCAACCGATGTGAAAGATGCTGAAACTACCACCGAAACAACTGAATCGGTAGCAGATGTGAAAGCTCAGGAAACCAATGCTGAAGCAACCGAATCGGCAACCGATGTGAAAGCTCCGGAAACCACTGCTGAAATAACCGAATCGGCAACCGATGTGAAAGATGCTGAAACTACCACCGAAACAACTGAATCGGTAGCAGATGTGAAAGCTCAGGAAACCAATGCTGAAACAACCGAATCGGCAACCGATGTGAAAGCTCCGGAAACCACTGCTGAAATAACCGAATCGGCAACCGAAGATGTTGCGAAGCCTGATGTAGTTGATTTTTCGGCTGAAGCTGAAGAATTGATGAAGGCTCAATACATTAAAGAAATTTGGCGTTGCCCGGTTAAAGGGTATTGGTTTACCAAGTCAGATCTTGCATCTGACCACGGTAAAAAAGTAGGTAAAAACCCCGAATATTATACTCTGTAAGTCATGACCGGATTACCCAATGTATCAATAAGCCTCGTTCGTGACGGGCTGGGCTTGGTTGCCGAAACAAATGACAACACCGTGGCAATGATATTGCCCGGCGTTGCCGTTGTCGGCAAAATTGCACTAAATGAGCCTAAGGCTATTTACTCCACCGATGGAGCAAATGAATTGGGTATTAATGCGACATCGAACGCTGATGCTTACAGGCATATTACTGAATTTTATGCCATAGCCGGTACAGGTGCAAAGCTTTGGATTATGCTTGTGGCTGCTACTACTAAACTTTCAGCAATGGTAGATTCCACACTTGAGGTTTGCCCGGCAAAACTCATTTTGAACGCTGCTAATGGTGAAATTGCAGCTTTGGGTATAGCAGCTTCAACCGATGGCGGGGCTACTGTTGACGGGCTTGATTCCGAAGTAAAAACCGCCCGCACAAAAGGTCAGGTGTTAGCTATGGATTATCTGGCTAAAATTATGCCTTTTGTCCTGGTTGTGGAAGGTAGAAAAATGACGGATGCAGATGCATTGGCTAATTTGCATGAAGAAACAAATTACAGAACCGGAACCGCTTTGTATTCGTCAAAAAATGATCAGTCAGCTTCTGTCGGTTCAGTTCTTGGACAATTGGCGGCCATAGCCGTTCAACGTAAAAATTTCGCGTGTAAAGAACGGTTCTATACCTGTTACCACAGCTTACCTGAGTGATGGTTTACCCATTACCGGTCGTGAGGATTTAGGGACTATTCACGACAAAGGTTATATCATTGCCCGTCAGTTTCCGGGTCGCGCCGGTTATTACTTCAATGGTGACTTTACGGCGACATCTGCAATTGATGATCTGAATGGATTTGCCCGGATTCGTACAATTGATAAGCTTTGAAAATTGCTTACAATACCTACGTTGAAGAGCTTGACGATGATGTTG